ATGATGGATTTCGTTGATGTTTCCGGGCTGTTCGTCTCTTGTTTTGGTCTTGGCTTCATCGCCGGGATGGCTTTTGGCCGGGTGATGGAAATCATCCGCTCTATGGGCTATTGAATTCGTCCGCTTCTGGGCGTTTGCGTTGCCGGTCGTTTACCGGCTTTGCGGGATAACTACCCGCTTTTTTGAAAGGTAATATCATGCTTAAGTTTCTGAAAAACTGCTGGAACAAAACGGTTGAGGCTGTGCAAACTGCCAAGGCCGCTGTTGTTGGTGGTGTCGCCGGTGTTCTGGGTCTGGGTGCTGCATCGCAGGATGCAAATGCCGCTCTGGATGCAAATATCGCTCTTGGCCTGACCGCTCTGGAAACAGACTTTAACGCGCTGATGGCGTTGGTCTATCCGGTCGCGATTTCGATCACCGTGGCGCTGGTGATCTTCGGGCTGGTTAAGATGTTCATCCATCGCTCTGCTCGCTAAGGCTTGGCAATCCACCCTCGCCCCTTGTGGGCGGGGGTGGTTGCCAAGACTGCCATGTATAAGCTCATCTCCCGTTTACTGATTCCGCTGCTTGCGGTTTGGTTCGTTGTGCAGCCCGGCATTGCCACGGCTGGCGCAATTTCCACCTATCGCGTGGGTTCCACTTTTTACCCGCTCACCGCTTCCGGTGCGATGGGTGCCGCTGTCGATATTGCCTTATTTGCCGGTCGCGCTTCGCCGTGGATTACCGGCCTGACGCTCGGCTATCAGTTGGCAAAGTTTGCGATTGAAGGGCTAGATTCATCTGGTGCGGTTGTGCCGTTAAATGTCCTTCCTGCTGGCTTGGCGCAGGCTCCATCTGCTGCCGCTTCGTGGTCTGGCTGGACTTATGACAGTGTTTCTAAATCGTGGCTTCCGCCTGCTGTTCTTGCGCTTAGTTCGGTTCCAATGACGTGGCCTGACGAGGTTGATTGCAATTTAGTCCCCGCGTCTTGTACTTATACCGTTGGTGGTTCGCTGCTGAGGTATTGGTACACCAACACAGCAAAAGGGGCTTGTACTGTTGCTATTAATTATGGCGGTTTTCCGGGCGGCACCGCTTATGGTTTTAAAACATCCTGCTTGAATACTCAAATTGTGCAGGAATGTCCTGCCGGTTATTCTGTTTCCGGTTCTTCCTGTGTGTTGTCGAGTCCGTCTTTTGTTCAATATCCATCAGACAATGCGCCTACCGTGATTGTCAAGGCTGACGGCACCGGTTTTGCGCTTGATTCGCGCGATCCTGATAATGCGTCCGCGCCCGTTTCTCTTCCGGCATATTTTCAGTCTCAGGGCGTTAAGGATGGCCGCGATACTCGCGTTACGATTGAGCCGCAGACGGGCGGCGGTTTGAAAGTCACTACCGAACAACAGATTGTTGGCGCTGATGGTACGGTGACAACTTACCGGCAAATTGTTTTGACTGGTCCGAATGGTGAAGTCGTTTCTACCACTGGTGAAAATTACCCCGGCGGTCTGGCGCAGCAAACCCCGCAATCTACTCCGCTTGGTCCTACCACAAATAGCGAATTTCCCACCGATTACAACCGGGAGGCGACACAGTTGGCAATTCGTGATGAATTGCAGGCGGTTGGAGAATCGACCGCGCTTGTGCCCGGTTCTGAGGCTGATGCGGCTGCATTGCGGCAGCACTATGATGGTCGCGTGGATGCTGGATTTATCTCCGACACAATGGCCGGTTCGGCTTTGCCTGCTTTGCCCGGTTTTTTGTTTCCTGAATTCAGCGCGCCGGCGTGTTATCCGATTGGCTGGACGTTCCAAGGTCGTGAAGTCTCTTTCGATATTTGCCCGCATGTTCCTACCATTAAGAGCATTGCGGCGTGGATTTTGAATTTGCTGGCGGCTGCGATTTGTTTTCAGATGATTATGAATTTCCGCGCCATGCGCTTGAGAGGGTAGATCGTGAAATTCCTTATTGGCTTGTTTCGCAAAATTTATGACAATGCGCTTGGTCTTTTTGTCTCGAAGGAGACGGGAGAAATTTTTACGCGTGCAGCTCTCGTTGCTGCTGTGTTGGCAACCATTGCCGCAGTTTATGCGCTTTATGTGGCTGCGATTTCGGCTATATCGCTTGCGCTTCCTGCGCCGTTCGATTTTGCCATGATCTTTCTTCCCGATAATACTGCCGCGGTTTTGACCTTGATTTCTACACTGCGCGCCGGTTTGTTTATTGCATCTTTGAAGCTCGGTCTTGCTTCGGTTGGTGTGCGTGCATGACGGTCTATGCGATTACCGGTAAGCTCGGCTCTGGCAAGTCGCTGGTGTCGGTCGGTCGCATCATGGACTACTTGGCGAAAGGCCGGCCAGTTGCTACCAATCTTAATCTTTACCTTGACCGTTATTTTGGCAAGCGCAGCAAGGCCGGTTATATCCGGCTTCCTGATATTCCCACGGTTCATGATCTGCACGCGATTGGCAAGGGTAATGAGTCCCTCGATGAATCAAAAAACGGTTTGTTGGTTCTTGATGAGTGCGGCGTGTTTTTTAATTCGCGCGATTGGGCGGACAAGGGCAGGCAATCGGTTATTTCGTGGCTGTTGCATTCGCGCAAACTCGGATGGGATGTCATCCTCATTGTTCAGGATATCCAGCTAATTGATAAACAGATTCGTACCGCGCTTCTTGAGCATGTTGGTATCTGCAAGCGTACTGATCGGCTGACCATTCCCTTTATCGGCGGCTTGCTTAAGTTCCTCAAGATTCCGCACCGTCCGCCTCGCGTGCATCTGTGCAGCGTGAAGTATGGAACGGACATTCATGCGCTCGTTGTAGATCGCTGGTTTTATCGCGGCGTTGTTATTCAAAATTGCTACGATACCCGGCAGGTTTTTTCTCATGCCTGCGAGTTTGGCATTCATTCCGTGCTTTCACCCTGGACAACTACCGGCCGTTATTTGGAGCCTACGCTCTGGATGATGCTCTGCGCTTGGTGGAAAGGTGAAACGCTGCCGCGTCCGCGGCCTGTGCCGTTGCGTTCAAAGCATCCGCTGGTCGTTCGCGTGATGCGCCTGCCTGACCCGGCGCAGCGGTTGGAATTTCTGCGGCGCTTCGATTCCTGCGGTGCGCTTGATCGGGGGCTGTCGTGCGCTGGTTGATTGCAGCGTGCGTGCTGGTGTTTCTGTTTGGCTGTTCCAACCTTGAGCCTTATGAGCCACATGCGCGCTCGGTTGATTGGTACGTTTGTCTCCACACCCAGACTGTGCGCGACTGCTGAAAGCAAGTCGCGGAGGGTTCTGGTTTTTCCGCTCGTTCCTCTTCGCCGCACTCCCAAATATCCGGCACAGCCGCCGCCGCGCAGCGGAAACAGGCGGGGCTTTCTGTGTCGGATTTTGGTCCAGTCGGAGAAGGTCAAAGCCGAAGGCATCCACCCTCCTGCCAAGCCGTTTTTTGTTTCGTTACGGTGCGCGTTCCTCGGCGGTCTCTGTATCTAACCGGGGGCTTTTTCCCGGTCAGATACAGAGAATAGCCGCGCGACTGTTCTGGTTTTTCTGTTCATCCTTCAAGGGAAAGGCTTCCGCTCGAAAATCTGGCGTTGAGTAGGGTTATCACTCAATGCCGGATTTTGAGCAGTCCAAGCGAAGCGCGGCAGGCTTTTTTAACGTCGAGAAGAAGCGGCCAGATATACGGCAACCCACAGAGCCACGAAAGCCCCTATGCCTGCCATGACCTGCCACGGGTTGACTGTGCCCGGTTCAATGGGTGTAACTGCTGCGCCTGTTGCTGATATTGCGGAAAAGATGGCAACTGCGGGAAGCCGCCATTTTTTGTAAAGTGCGTGCCGGTTCTGGTTGCCGTAATCGGACATTATGCGAATTTCCTCGGCCTAAAAAAAGCTCCTCCCGCGCTTGTGCCGTTGGCGCTCCCAAAGGCTGCCATACAGCACAGCGCCACCACTCCGAGGCCGGAACCGGCACGCCGCAAGAAATTTTCCCAGAATCCCTTTCGCGTCGCGTTCTTCTCCGTCCGTGCCTCGAACTCGGCAATCAACGCCAAGGGGTCTAAATCGAGCGCCAAGGCGATCTTGGTTAGTGCATAGGGGTCGGGGTGCCTTGTGCCCTTTCGGTAGTCTGCAATGCGCTGTGTGGGGATTTCCAGCGCCTTGGCTAACGCGTAGTCACTCCGCGCCTGCAATTTTTCCTTGGTCTGGTCGAGCAATTCGATGATGGTCATGGCTTTACCTTTGGTGAGCGTTTCCCGTCTGGCCTGCATCCTACTCCCAAATTAGAACTTGACAATGCTTCCGTATTGGAATTATCTTTCGCTTGCTTCCGTTTTGGAAGTAACCCAGAAAGGAAAATCATGTTGAAAATTGAGATCAAGTCCCCCCTGATTACCGAAATATCCGGCACCAGCAAGGCCGGCAAGCCTTACCACATGCGCAAACAGGCGGCATGGGCGCATACCTTCGATGCGCAAGGCAACCCTAACCCCTACCCACAACAAACAGTCAGCGATATATTTCGTGACTGTTTCTGA